TGCCCCGCCCGCGCAGACCGCTCCCGCAGACGCGCGGCAGGATGCCCCGCCCCCGCCGCCTCCCGGCAAGCAGTCGACGGCCGAGGGCAGCCCGGACAAGACCGCCGACGACATGGACCACCGCGAGTTCTCGGGGGAGACCATGCGCAAGTACGGCTACAACCCCAGCATCCCGTACTAGCTCAGCATCGCCTGTACGGCGCGGATCTCCTCGTCGCCGAGCATGATCGCGTAGTAGCCCAAGGCACGGAACGCCTGGAACTTCTCGGCACCGTAGCGGCGCACACCCTTGATCTCCACCCACACGTAGTCCACTCCTGGTGGATAGACGCGGAAGTCTGGTGTGTAGCGGCGACCATCCTGCAGCTTCACTGTGGCCGGCTCGTATTCCCAGCGTGTGCCTATCCGGTCTAGCCAGCGGGCGAATGCCAACTCCCACGACGAGCGGAAGTTGTAAGTTTTGCCGTCGGTCGCCTGGTACTCCCACTTACGCGTAGCAGAGGCAGCACCGAGCGTGCGCAGTGCGGCATCGCCGCCCCGGCGTTTGGCTTCAAGACCCTCTGGAGTTTGAGCGTAGGTCCGCGATGCTGCGACGCGCCTTTTGTTAACTTCAGGGGTGTGCGCTGCGGCAGCCACGAGGCGCATTTGCTCTCTCCCCTCCGGGGAGTTAAAGCGGATTTTGCGCTCTGCAGAGAGCTTGGCTCTAACATCCGGTCGAGCCATCGCAGCATTCATCGCCGCGATGGGGTTGTTCGCGGTGCCGTTGGCTCGCATGGTCGCCCAGCGTTTTTCATGGGCCTCGGTAGTCGTTCCGGCTTTGCCTGCTCGACTTGCCTTGGCTTTCCAGGCGATAGGATCTTCGGCGATTCGCCGCAGCATAGCCTCACGTCTTCGCCGCTTGGACTCCTCGGACTGCGGCTTCCCCCTCGGATACGGCATCTCTTATTGGAGCATTGCCACGGGTCTGTTGGTTTTCTTGCGCACAGAGGCACTCGCTGGTAGTGGTCGTTGAAGGAGATTTTGAGCAGCGCTTACCGCGCAACGACCCTGTAGGAGACAAAGTCAATGTCGAACTTCCCAGATGGTTCTCTCAGCGTTTCGTTCGCACCGAGCGTTGTATCGGCTATTCAGGATAGAACGCTCCAGAGGGTTTTTCGCGACGCGCTGTTCCCGCGGATGCTCTTCCGGATGGAGGCCATCCCGGAGCTGTGGCCTGCGAACCTCGGCGCCAACCAGACCTTCACGCGCTCTGGCCTGATCCGGCCGACCACGCGCCCGCTGGCTGCCAACACGGACCCCTCGCCGCTCTCGTACAACTTCGAGCAGTGGGAGGCGACCGCGCAGCAGTGGGGTTCGACGATCGACACCCACATGCCGACCAGCTACGTGTCGCTGGCGAGCCTCTACCTGCGCAACATGCACCAGCTGGGCATGCACGCGGGGCAGTCGCTCAACCGCATCGTGCGCGACAAGGTCTACAACGCCTACACCGCCGGCAACACCGTCACCACGAACGCCGCGACGAGCACCTCGCTGCCGGTGGCGAACCTGAACGGGTTTACCCAGAACTTCGTCAACGGCCGGCTCGCCGACGTGTCGACCTCCAACCCGCTGCCGATCACGATCACGGGCGTCGCTAACACGGTGGTCGGCTTCACGGTCGGCGCCTCGGGCGACCGCATCCACGCCGGCACGCTGACGCTGGGCACCTCGACCACGTGGGCCCTGCGCGACGTCGTCCTCGCCGGCAACAAGAGCGCCATCGTGTACAGCGGTGGCGTGGCCGGCATCGACAACATCACCTCGTCCAGCCAGCTCCGCTTGGCCGACATCCGCCAGTCGGTCGCGCAGATGCGCTTCAACAACGTTCCCCCGCAGGAGGACGGCACCTACCACGTCCACCTCGACCCGGTCACGGAGTCGCAGATCTTCGGGGACAACGAGTTCCAGCGCCTCAACCAGTCCATCCCGGACTACATCCACTACCGCCGGATGGCCGTCGCCAGCCTCCTGGGTTGCACCTTCTACCGCAACTCCGAGGTGCCGACGACCGCTACGGTCGACGACAACCCCTCGACCGGGTTCACCACGGGCTTCGAGCTGACCAACGCCAGCTCGGTCAAGATCCACCGCACCATCATGACGGGCGCAGGCGCCGTCGAGGAGAAGTACCTCGACGAGTCGCGCTACATCAGCGACGCCGGCATCCAGGGTAAGATCGGCGAGTTCGCCGTTACCAACGGCGGGGTCCAGGTCATGACCGAGCGGATCCGGCTCATCCTCCGCGCGCCGCAGGACCGCCTGCAGCAGCTCACCAGCTCCAGCTGGTCGTTCTCGGGCGACTGGCCGGTGCCGTCTGACGCCCTCGCGCCCTCCAGCCCGGCGACCTTCAAGCGGGCCACCGTCATCGTCACGGGCGAGTAACCGCCAGTGAGCACGCGCTCGGAACTCAACGGGGCCAACCCGAACCGGATCGCGGACATGTTCCGCCAGCTCCAGTTCGGGGAGGCGCTCAACTTCCTGCTCTCGGCCGCAGGCTCGGAGAGCAACACGGTTGGGGGCGCAGTCACCGCGACCGTCGGGGCCGACATCGGGGCGTTCACGGACCCGCCTACAGCTGGCCAGATGGCTACGCTCCGCACGTTCGTCAACGCCCTGAAGGCTGACTCCGCCGCGATCATCGCGCTGCTCAACCAGCTGCGGACCGCGGCGCTGTCGGTCTCCCGCACCACGGAGACCGGCGTCACCGTGACCTCCAACGTGGCCACCTTGGCCAACGCCCCCTCCGCGCTGTTCGACATCAACGGCACTGCCGGTGGTTCGACCGGGCGCAAGGTGTTCCGCGTGGGCCCGATCACCGGTCCCAACGCGCTCGTGCCTGCGGCGGGTCAGGCTGTGTGGGACGGCGCTACCAAGGTGCTGTTCTCGGCCGTAGACGCGATCACCACGGCTGACTTCCAGTACGCCAAGGCGGCTGACGCCACCATCGCGGCCCTGCTCCGCCCCGTAGACGCCCCGTAAAGCCGCTGGCTGGGGGCGATGCGGTGGCGTAGGCTGCTGCTATGGACGACGACCAGCCGACGGTTCCCTCGCTCAGCCCGGAGCCTGCTGCAGGGGCCCCCAAGTCGCGTAGCCGCTCGCAGGCGAAGCGGGTCGCTGTCCAGCAGGGAAAGCCCCTGCCGACCACCTTCGGGCCTCCAGAGCCCGCGCAGGCGCCCCAGGTGCAACCTCCAGTGGAACCCCGCGCCTACGCCCGTTGGCGCCTGGCCAAGGACTTCGACTTTTACCGGGGTGCGTCAATGTCGACCTGGTCTGCTGGCGAGGTGCTCTCCGAGCAGCACTACGACATCGAAGCCCTCCGCCGGCAGGGTGCGGAGTTGGAGCGCTTGCCGTAGAGGCTGTAGGCTGGCAGCATGGCCGGCGCACAGCAGTTCTCCGCCGCGGAGCGTGAGCGGATCAAGTACCACCTGGGCTACCCATCGCTCGCGGCGTTTGCCAACATCCAGCTTGGCTTCGTCGCCGTGAGCCAGCCGCTGTTCCTCGTCGAGAAGTCGATGGACAACCTGCTGGACGCGGCGGTGCCCATCGTGCGCGAGCACGTAGCTAGGCTCGACGCCATCAACACCCAGCTGGACGACGCCCGCGGGCGCATGCGGGCTGCGGAGGTGGGGGAGATCAAGCTCCAGGAGGAGGAGACCATGATGCTGCGCCGCGAGTACGCCATGTGGGCGCGTAGCATGGCCGACGTCCTGGGCTGCCCGATCAACAGCTACAGCACCAAGTTCGACGACGGCACGGGCATGATGCCCATCACCAGCCCGGTCATCCACTAGGCTTCTGGAGCCCTTTGGGCTCGCGTGTTACTGTCCTCCCAAGGAGACTTCTACGATGGCGCGCGTCACTAGCAACCGACTGGTCACCGACCTCAACAACGGGCTCAAGCGGTCCGACAAGTTCAACGGTCCTGCCCTGGAATCCGAGAACGCGCGGTTCGACTCCGTCGGACCGTTCTCCCAGCACTCCGTGGCCGCCAGCCAGACCGGCGTGGCCCTGCCTAATGGCCTTGGCACGGGTGCCCTTACCTTCGTCACTGCCCACCGGGCTGGCGAGATCGTGAGCATCGCTTGGGGGCTCTCCACGGCCGGTACCCATACGGCTGGCGCGGTGCAGGCTACGGTCGGTGGCACTGCTACCGGGGATTCGGTGGTTTTCGATGGTGGCGGTACGGCGGCGGTCGTGGACCAGACGACCCCGATTAGCTTCAACGAGGGCGACAAGCTCGGCATCAAGATCACGACCGATGGCAACTTCACTCCGACGCCCGATATCGCGGCTTGGCTCAACGTCCGCTGGGCGGCGTAACCCCATGAACGAGCTGGTCAACACCCTCGAACGCCTCGGGGTCGGGGCCGCGATGCGGTCCGCGATCTTGGAAGCAGTCAACCTCCGCCGTGCGGAGGCACGCGTCTCCCATAGGCGTCCAGGCGACTGGGTCAAGGGGCCTGGCGGGCTGCTGGTCCCGGACGCGCGCTCTTACGCTAACGTGGACGACGACGAGGTGGTCTGGAACCAGAAGACCAACGTCGGGATCGTCCAGCTCCACACGCAGGGCTACGCCACCTCGGGGATCCTGACGAACGGGTTCAACTACATCGCCCTGACGAACACGGCGATCACGCCGGGCGCGGGCGACACGACGCTCTCCGGCGAGATCACTTCGAACGGACTCGGGCGCGCGCAGGGGACGGTGACCCTGCCGACGGGCTCGGGCACGCAGACCACGGTCGACCACACGTTCACCTGCTCGACCGGCGCGCAGGCGGCGCAGGCCTGTGCCCTCTTCACGGCGGCCTCGGTCGGCGTCATGAACCATGAGCTGACGTTTACGCAACGATCGTTGCAAGTGGGCGACACGCTCCAGATCACGTATACGATCACCCTGAGCTAGCCACCGAGCTGGCGTAACTCACGGAGGAAATCCCATGCGTCTAATCTCGTCTGTTCTGGAGACCACGTTCAAGAACCAGTGTGATCGCCTCGACACGGATATCGAAACCACCTACGAGGCGCAGGATGACTACGACGCGGCCGTCGTGGCCGACGCTGCCGGCTCGACTGCCGCCACGCAGGCTGCCGTAGCTGCCGCGCTCGTCGTGCTCAACGCTGCCAAGACGATCCAGGGCAACCACCAGACCAAGCTCTGGTTGATGCTCAACAACCTCCAGAACGAGAGCCCGTAGTACCGGTGTTCCTCAGCGCCCTCGCCGAACGAGTCCGGCCGCCCCTCGACAAACTTGAGGTGCCGCCGGAGGCCCGCTCGGCGTGGGAGCTGGACGTCGAGCGGAACCTCGACGCCGACCGGATCAGGTACGGCGAGGAGAAGGAGGCGGTCGCGCAGTTCCTTCGTCGGGTGCGCACCGAGGTCAAGAAGTTCGCCCTCGCGGAAGGCAAGAGCGCGGCTGAGATCGCCGACGTGCTGAACGCCCCTCGGCATAGCCTGCAAGACTTCGCTGACCTGTACGGGCACCCGCGCTGCGACGACGTTCCGCGGAACTCGAAAGAGTACGTCGAGCCGACGCACACCGCCTGGCAGCAACTCATCGAGAGGGTGCCTCACGCGCCGAACGCGGTCTCGGTGCGCGCCGTCGACGACCTGATCACGCCAGGTATCCGCGGCGCCTCCTCGGACGTGCTCTGGACCTACCGCACGGACGCGGCGCTGACGATCACGGTGGCCAGCCTGGCGTCCAGCACCTCGCGCGTCGGGCGTCAGTCGACGGTGGTCGACAACTCCACCAACCGCGACACGAAGGCGACGATCGAGTTCCTGATCAAGCTCGGGACCTCGCCGACCTCGGCGCGCTCCGTGTACTTCACCCTCCTCCGCGTCGACCAGGACGGGACGACCGTCCACCGCGACGACCAGGCAGGCGCCTCGGACGCGGCGCTGACCTGCGTGACGATGCCGATCACGTTCGCGGCGCCGAACAAGACGAGCGGCGCGGCGACCGGAGACAACATCCAGGGGTCGTTCGTGGTCGACGACCTGCCACTCTCCTACATAATCCACGTTTCACACGACACGGGCGTAAACCTCGACTCGACGGCGGGCAACCACTGGGTCCGTCAGATCGGGATGAGACTACAGGCGCAGTAAGAGGCGGCGCCGTGCCGCAGATCTACAGGCCGGCAGCCCTGACCCACCACCGGGTCCCCGGATCGCTCCGGATCACGACCTCGGGGACGGACTTCCTGTCGCTGGCCTTCCTCTCGACCGACCTGATCTCGACCGGCGACTTCACGATGATGTGCTGGGCTCGCCTCCAGTCCACCGCCGCCACGCCGGTCGTCATGGGCGTCAACGCGAGCGACCTCGCCGTCCACGTCAACGCCAGCTACAACACGACGGACGCGAGCTACGACGTCTGGAACGACCGCGCGCAGGTCGCCGGCTCCGGGCCGAACCTGCTCGCGATCAGCACCTGGCGCCACCTGGCGCTCCGCTACAACGGCAACACGCAGATCATAGACCTGTTCGTGGACGGCGTGAGCACCGCCAGCTCAACGACGGTGGTGTTCGGGAGCGTCGGCTCCGCCGGGACGATCTACTTCGGGTTCGACGGCTCCGCCGGCATGACGGGGAACATCGCGTGCTGCAAGCTGTGGGTCTCGGGCACCGGACTCGGCGGGCTGCTCTCGCCGGCCGAGATCAATAACGAGCGCTTCGAGGCCGGCCCCGTGAGGAAGCAGGCGCTGTTCGCGCACCTCGTGCCCTCAGACCCCTACCTGGGCGGCCGGGACTACAGCGGCAAGAACAACAACTTCACCGTCAACGGCTCACCGCGCGGCGGCCTGGGGGCGCCGACCGTCGCCTTCCGCTACCGCCAGCCGGCGGTCCGGACGAAGCTGAAGACGGTCGTCACGCTGTCCGAGACGGACACGCTGACCGAGGCGCGGGCGACCGTGTTCGCGGCCAAGGCGACCGGCCTCGCCGAGTCGGAGACGCTGACGGAGGCCCGCGCCTCCAAATTCGCGGCCCTGGCTACGCTGTCCGAGACGGACACGCTGACGGAGGCTCGCGCCACGCTGTTCCGCTCCGCTGTCTCGGTGTCTGAGACCGATACGCTGACGGAGGCTCGCGCCACGCTGTTCCGCTCCGCTGTCTCGGTGTCTGAGACCGATACGCTGACGGAGGCCGCCTCCGGCAAACAGGGGGCGGTCATCGGGTTGTCTGAGGCGGAAACCCTGGCTGAAGCGCGTGCCTCGGTGTTCGGCGGGCACGCGACGTTGACTGAGGCCGCGACGTTGGCCGAGGTCCAGACCTCCCTCATGCGCGCTGTCCTGCCGCTCTCTGACTCGTTGGCGCTGACCGAGGTACTACGAGCTGGCCAGAAGTTCACAACCACGTTGTCAGAGGCCGTGGTTCTTACCGAAGGTTTGACGCCTAGGCTGGCTGCCTTCTTTCAGGTCCTCGACGCGATGCTTCTTGACGAGCTGGTGATCGCGAACGGTGGCGCGCCTGTGGGGCCTGCTAACTTGAACTACGTGATCTCATCGCGGATACCGCCGGTCCTGCCCCGGTCTGGCTATCCAAAACGTCGCCTGTAGAATCCTAAACGTGGCCGAAGATCGCCAACGCCCCGATGACCCGTACAAGCAGACCCTCCCGGTCACGACGGGGAAGGTGCGTCCGCTGTTGCCGCACAGCATCACGCAGACGTTGGCACAGCAGCTGGTGCCGGTGGTCGACGAGATCCGCCAGCTAGCAACGGATTTCGGTATCCGCCCTTACAGGGTGTTCCTGGTTCATATCGCCTGGACGGGGCCTGTCCGCGGCGCCGGGGACGCGGTAGAAATTTCTCGCCGCGAGATCCTGCCGACGCCGCAGGTCATGGATATGTCGGCCACGACAAAGGAGCTGGCTGCCATTGGCCTCACCGAGGTTGGCGGCATCCGGCTGGCCAAGGTTACTGCCTCGCTTACCGAGGACGACCTCCTTGGCCGCACGCCCGATCTGCTGCTGCCTGACGGTACGCGTGCCCAGAAGCAGACCATCGAGTTCTTCTACGAGGTGGTCCAGCAGCGCCCGGCTGGGCTGCAGTCTGCCGCGAGGCGCCGCTACGTTCCTGACAGTGCGGCAGACCTGAAGCCGGCGCTCGCCGGGTGGACCATCAGCCTGCGCAAGCAGGACGCTGATCGAGCGCGCGATGGCTCGATGAGCAGGACGAAGCTGTAGGATGCCCACTTACCGCGTAACGGCTGAAGAGCTGCCTGGCCTGCTCCAGGAGAACGCGATGGCACGGTACCGCCGCGTCCTTGCGGCGGTCCGCCGAGAGGTTTTGACGGCTGGGCCTGCGCTCGCTGCAACCATCACTCGCCAGGGGACAGCGCGCCGTCCTGCCCCCGTCAACATCGGCACCTACATCCGCGGTTGGCAAGCTAAGGAGATCGACGAGGGCGCTGTTCTTTTTAACGACGCGCCGTACGCAGCCATCATCGAGCACGGCCGGCGACCGGGTTCGCGCATGCCTCCTACGCGCGTTATCGCGGAGTGGCTGGAGCAGAAGATGCGGGGCTCCGTCAAGGGAAGGCAATCGCGCATGCAGCAGGCAGCGCGGCTAGCGTTTGTTGTGGCACGGGCGATCGGGCGCCGCGGGCTGCCTGCGCACCGCATCATGACTCGTACTAAGCGTAAGCTGGATCCCATCGTCCGCAGGGCGGTAGAGGCTGCTTTGGCGGGGCAGGAGTAGCTCATGGACGGCCCCAAGCCACCCATGCTGCGCAAAGAGGAGTTCAGCCGTCAGCAGAGCATGGGTCTGCGCGAGAGCATGGCGGCAGCCCTGGTCCGTCTGCTGCAGAGCACCACTTTCATCGGCCCTCTGGGGCGGGGCGTCATCAAGCTGGAGACTGCGTTCATGGAGTGGCCAAGCTACCCGGACGAGTACATGGGGCCTGCTGCCTGCGTCCTACCGGGCGAGGGAAAGGACGTTGAGGGGCGGCTACTCCCTAACCTACTGGAGGACACTTGGGAGCCTAAGGGGCAGCCAGGATGGGGTCTCTACGTCCTCGGCGAGTACGAGTCGGAGTTTACGATTCGTGTGCGCGCTGCGTCAGCAGTGGAACGCGACGCCATCATCGCCGGGGTGGAGCAGCTCTTCGTCCAGGACCCTGGCCAGATGCTCATAGCGCCCGACAAGGGCAACCGTTACGGGACGCTCCTCGACCTTCCTGAGTACTTCCAGAGCCAGGCCCGCTTTGGACTGAAGTCCACCACCGTGTTAGACGATGAAGAGAGCGCAATGCGAGAGCAGCGGGAAGTTGCATTCATCGTCTCCGGGCAAGCTAAGAAGCTGCGGGTAGGGCTCGTCCAGCCGTTCACGCTAAAAATCAAGGTCGATCCAGACGCCACCTACATCGTCGATCCCGACAACCAGCTGGAGGACTAGCCAGTGCCCTTCCTGCTCCGAACGAACGACTTCCCGACCCTCGCGACGATCACCCAGATCCCGCAGATCGTCATCGTCGACCAGACCGGCCCGACGATCCCGATCGGCGCCAGCAACAAGGCCGTGTGCGTGGTCGGAGAGTTCCTCAAGGGCCCCTACGTCCCGACCGAGGTGACGAGCGGCGGCGAGCTGTTCTCGCTGTTCGGCGGGCTCGTGGCTCCGGCCAGCAACCAGGCCATCATCTCGCAGAGCGCCGTGAGCGCAGGCACCCAGGACGGCACGCAGGTGGGCTTCAACGGCAACGGCGTGGCGCAGCTCAAGGGGCGCAAGTTCAGCCGGCTGGTCATCCAGCGCGTCGACTGCGAAGCAGTGACCACGGGTGGCGGCACGACCAAGGCGACCATCACCATCACGGTGGGCGGCACCCCGTCACCTACGACGCAGGACATCCTTATCCCCGCCGGCACCCGCTTCGGCGACAACGCGACCCCCGCCTCGGCCACGGCGATCGTCGCCACTAGCCAGGACTACACGATCGCCAAGGGCGCGACCCTGCCGGCGACCGTTACCGCCAACGTGTTCTTCGTGAAGGGGACCACGATCGCTGGCGGCAGCCTCACTGCTGTCATCGACTCCGCGATCCCCTCCGCCCCGACCACGACCACCATCACGACCGTGTCTACTGGCGCGTCCAACCTGTTCCCGCCGGGGACTGGTGGCTCGCTGTCGGCGCTCATCTCGTCGAACTACGCGGCGGCCATTGACAAGACGCTGCCCAGCGACGAGCCGATGACCAGCATCAATACGATCTGGACGGCCCGCAACGACTCGACCATCCGCCCCTACATCATCAACCACGCGATCAACGCTTCGGCATCTGGGCCTGGCCGCAAGGCCATCGTCGCCGCTGACCCTGCCACCGCCAACACCGTTGGTGCGGCTTCTACGGCTAAGACCGCGGCTGAGGCTCTGGCCAGCACCGAGAGCTATGTCCAGCCGGCCGACCGCGGGATCATCACCTTCCCGCACGTCAAGCTGTTCGCGGACGAGCTGGGGGTCAACATCACCATCTGCAACAGCGGCTGGATAGCCTCCATCATGTCGAACCGGCCCGAGGAGGAGAACCCGGGCTGCGAGAACCAGGCGCTAACCAACGCCATCCAGGGCTACGAGGACGCCTTCGTGACCTCGCCGCTGCAGAAGCAGGACTACATCAACCTCAAGGCAGCTGGCGTGTCGGCCATGCAGCACGACCGCTCGGCTGGCTGGTGGTACGTCGACGGGGTCACCGCCGCCAACCCGGTCCTCTACCCCACGCGCGCGCCCATCAAGCGGCGTGCCATGGCGGACCTCATCGAGGACACGCTGTTCGAGCTGGCCTCCAAGTACAACAAGAAGCCCGCCACGATCGACCGCGTCGACGCCTTCGTCGCGGAGATCGACGCCTTCCTCAGCCTGCTCAAGTCCGTGCAGAACCCCTCGCTGCAGCGCATCGTCGACTACAAGGTCGACCCCAAGTCCGGCAATACCGCCACGCTGCAGAAGCTGGGTATCCAGGTCATCATCGTCGCGGTCCAGCTCCTCCCTGGCATGGACGACATCGTCCTCCAGGCGGAGATCGGTGAGACGGTGGACGTCTCGGTGATCCAGTAGGAGGATGGCTAGGCTATGGCTGACTCACTGAGAGTTCGTGGCGCAGAAGTCCAGGTCCGGCTGACCCGCAACGGGGTGCTGGAGAAGACCCTCACCGCGGTCAAGAGCTTCACGTTCGAGGCGATGATCGAGGTCAAGCAGGAGGGGTACGTCGGGGAGTCCAACGACCGCTTCGACGACATCTTCAAGGGCTGCCAAGGCACCATCGTGTTCCACCCCGAGAGCCAGGACGCCTGGACGCTCATCGCGTTCGTGCGCGACCGTGCCTCGCGGCGGAGCGCGCAGGCGGACCACCACATCAACGTGAAGTTCGTGGCTAATCTCCCCGATGGGACCCGCCCGAGCATCACCGTCGCTGACATCAAGTTTGAGAACATCCCGCTCAACGCGCCTGCCCGGGACCAGTACGTTGAGATTAACCTTTCGTTCAAGGCAGACGACTTCGTCATCCAGACCACGTGATCCATGCCCTTCGTCAGCAAGGCCCAGTCACGCCTCTTCCGGGCCAAGGAGGCCCGCGGCGAGCTGCCTGAGGGTACTTCCCACCGCTGGGCGCACGAGACCCCCGGTGGGGTGAAGTCGCTGCCGGAGACCAAGAAGGGGGCTGGCCCCGTGTCTGCACACGCTGCCAGCTACGACCAGGGGAAGGCGCTCAAGGACCACCTCGCGGTCCGCGCGGCGATGCACCCCCACAATCTGCACCACTGAGTCCCGCGGCTCTGCTAGGCTCCCCGTACAGGAGCCACGATGCCGCAGAACGTTACGATAGAGCGCCCGTCCTACCGCTTCACGGTGCCCGAGCAGGCGCGCCAGTTCCCCACGGACCCCAAGTCCTTCTCGATGCGCCCCATCACCGCCAACGAGGAGCGGCGGGCCAACGAGGTGGCGGAGGGGGCCAAGACGCCGCTCGCCTACGAGCTGCTGCGGCAGGCCGTCCACGAGATCGACGGGCAGGCCGTCGACTGGAACACCAACGCCCCCGAGTGGGTGGAGCGCTGCGGCCCCAAGGTGCGCCAGCTGGCGTTCGAGGCGTTCGCCCGCGTCAACCGCCCGGACGAGTCGGACACCAACGCTTTTTTAGCCAGCATGACGATGTCCGTGAGCGGCTAGAGGCTGCCCGCAGGCAGCGCTGGCGCCAGCTTGCCTACATCGGGCGGTACGCCCACCAGCCCCTCGACGTTCTGTTAGGGTTGACACTGAGGGACCTGAACTACCTGCACGAGGCGGTCGCGTCGATCGTGGAGGAGGAGAACAGGCCCCGCAGGTAACCAGTGGCGACCGAAACCGAGAAATACCAGGTAGAGACCGAGTACACCGTCACCGACAAGGCGACGGCAGCGCTCCGCGCCATGGAGCGCGGGTTCAAGGCAGCTGGCCACGAGCTGCACGGGCTCAAGGAGAAGTTCGCCGAGTTCCGCAGCGAGAGCCGGCTCATGGCTGCCTCGATGCTGGGCGTGGGCTTCGGGCTCGGCGCCTGGTTCGAGAAGGCCAAGGAGGCGACGGGGGGCTTCGAGCGAGCGCGCAAGAGCATGGCGGGCCTCATGGCCGAGACCATGAACTTCCCCTCCCACATGAGCGGGATCGAGCGTTACAACGCCTCGACGAAGATGGCCACCGAGATCACGGAGTCCCTGGAGAACACCGTGCGCCAGTACGGGGGCACGCTGGACGAGGCGACCGCCGGCTTCAAGCAGCTGACCGCCTCGGTGGCCCCCATGCACCTCACGCAGGAGCAGCTGCTCGGCCTCTACGGCAAGGTGGCAGCGGCGGCGAAGGTCTCCGGCATGGACCAGGCGCAGGCGGCCGAGATCGCTGGCCGCGCGATCATGACGGGGGCCGTCCGCCCGGTCGGCGTGCTGGGCAAGATGCTGTACCAGGCGCTCCACGCGCACGGGAAGCTGACCAAGCAGATGACGGGTGCCGCGCGCATCAAGCTCGTGGAGGGTGCGCTGGGCGAGCAGGCCCCGATCGCGGACCTGATGTCTCAGGCCATCCCGGACAACCTGCGGCGCATCCAGATGGACGTGGAGAAGGTGTTCCGCCGCCTGGCTGGTCCGGTATTCGGGGCTGTGTCGAAGGAGCTGAAAAGCTGGGCAGAGCACCTGGAGAAGGCGGAGAAGGGCTCGCGCCCGCTCATCGACATCTGGGGCGACAAGCTCAAGGGCGCCTTCATGACCATCAAGGACGTCAGCGGCTTCCTCGTCGATCACTGGAAGGTGCTGGCGGGCATCTGGGCGACCTTCAAGGTGGGCAGCATGGCTGGCGGGGCGGCAGGGGCGTTGGGCAGCATCGGGCAGGCGATCGGCGGCGGGATCGGCGGCGCCATGGGCATGTTCGGCAAGGGCCTTGCCGACATGGCGGGGGCGATGGGCCCCGTCGTCATGGGGCTCGGCCTGTTCAAGATCGCGCTCGACGCCCTGCTCAGCTGGGTCGACCAGGAGATCGATAAGGGGCGCGAGATCACCACGCACGGCGTGGCCATGTCCGGGGCGGCTGGCGTGCTGCAGCACCTCGCCGGCATCGGGGCAGGACCGCTCTCCGCGCAGCAGGAACGGTTCGGGGCTGGCGCCGTGAAGGAGCTGATCAAGTCCGGGGCGCTCAACCAGGCGGGCGCGTTCGACCGCGGGGCAGCCATCGCCAACGTCGCCCACCTAGACAACGCGACGAAGGAGCGGCTGGCCGACGAGCTGGGCATCAGGGTCAAGGGGCTGCCGGTCAGCCAGATGGCTGCGACGCAGTTCGCAGACGCGCTGGCGAACAAACTGGCCCCCATCCTGGCTGCCCACCCCGAGTTCCTGCCTGGAGCCAAGAAGGCGGAGGCGGCCACCGAGGTGGACACCAGCAAGCTCAAGACGAAGGGCACGCAGATCGGGCCGTTCACGGGGCCCATCACCATCCAGCAGAAGTTCGACGACGTCGACCCTGACCGCGTTTGGATCGGGACCAAGCGCGGCATCGAGGAAGAGGCGGAGCGCCGCACCACCTCGGTCTACTCGCACCCGTTCGGTGAGTGATGGCAACGTTCGAAGGCGTACAGCAGGCATCGGCGTTCGAGGTAAAGGTCCTCCAAGGGATCGGGAACCTCGTCAGCGAGGGTGACAAGTTCGACCTCATCGGACGAGCCCTGCCCTACCGCGGGTTCAGCTTCGAGGTCACGCAGCGCATCCAGACCACCTGGTATCCAGGTAAC